CTGACTCCCCTTTATTTTAGGCATAAAAAAAGCCCCTAAATTAATAGAGGCTTAAAAACTGAATGTTTACGTGTTAATTATTCAAACTTCGAGCTTAGTAGATTGCCGTCATCATCAAACTCACACATTCCAGTGTGCTTCGACTCAGCATTGAATTGATTTTTAGCGTAAAACTGAAACCACAGCTCATGGTTCAGCTCTTTTTTGTACTTTAGATTGCTGCTAATAATATCCATTGATCGTGGATTGCTAAGTTTGTTTTGTATATCAATCTGACAATCGGTGATTAATTCAGGCTCAGACTTGCCGCCAAGATTAGGTATGCCGCTGCGAGTCTTGACAATCTTTTTCTCTGCCTCAGACTTATCCTTTGCAGCTTGCTTATCCGCTTTAGCCTGTAACTTCTCAGCCTTGGCTTGAGCTTTTTCTACCTCGGCTTGCTTATACTCCGCTTCTCTAGCGGCTGTCTGCTCGTCAGTCTCAAACAAAACCAAGACGACACCTAAAGCCATTATTAAAGCAAAAACAATACCAAACCATTTCAAGGCTTTCATCTTATTATCACCAGTTAATTATATGTATCAATAATAACCGATTATTGCCGAATTAACCATCTGATTTAGGTTTACGTTGCTCAGCCAATACCATGTCATCAATCGCAAAGATGATAGGGTCAAGTAAGCTACGATGTATAGCGATAGGATGCGCCTCAATCACGTCTGTGACGTTTCTCACACTTAATGGCAATGGTTGCCCTTCTGTGTAATTGCGTCCTCTAGAAGCCAAATAGTAAGTTTCTATGATTGATTGAATATCAATGTCATAAGTAGGCGGCTCAGGGATTTGCACCCCAAGCCTTTTATATATCTCTATCCGCTTTGGTGTTAGCTCGCTGCTTTTTTGGTGCCACGACCAGACGCTGAGGGCTTTTTTTTAGTCTCGCTCGCTTGTGACGCAAACTCTTTAGCCATTTCGTGAAAGTTATCAGAGATAAAGCCGACAAACTCCGCGTTCTCATCATCGTCACCGACTGACGCACACAAGGCCATGAAGTTGTCACCATTGATCGGTGCTACTTTGCCGTCACTGGTCGTCACATCCCACTCGGTAATGACGTACTCACCAATGATAATCATCATCGCCTCGCCTTGTGACAAGGTTTCTACAGCGTTATTGGCTTTAGATAGCGAGTCTTTGGTCAGCGGCTTCTCAGGCTTTTGAATTTGCTTGATAGCCGACACATAGTCTTTATCGTCACTGATACGCATGGTGAACGATACTAGGTCTTTATAGTTAAGCTCACGCACCACTTCGCCCAGCTTTTTAGGCTTCAAGTCTTTTAAAGTAATAGCCATTTCTTATTATCCTATGCTGTAATTCGTGTTAAGACTGGCGACTCATCAACCGCCGTGTAAGTGACTTCCGCTGTCACAAGCTCGTTACCTGTTGGGCTTGGAATGTCACCACTGATTTGCACCTTTGGCAGTTCAATCGTATAGCCTGTGCCGTCCTCAAACTCAATCGGGACTTCGATAGACATAACGCCACCTGTGCGCTGTAGCTCAATAATGTCATAGGCTTTTTGACTAAATGCAATCGTCATCGAGCCACTAGCATTAGCAATCATGGCATGGATATTACCGCCGTACATATTCGAGCCTAAGCATTTTTGGATCTCTGACTGGTTATCTAGCTCAAAGCTAAATGCTTCGACACAGACACCGATTGCTGTACCGTTATGCAGAATGTCACCGACACTCAGGCCACTGGCTTTAGACCCCACAATCGTCGCTGCCGCACCTGCTGAATACGAAACCGTCTTTTGTGTCTCATAGCCAAGCCCCATCAAGCCAAATGTGATGTTAATGATGCCGTCGGTTGTAATCTCAATGCTCAGCGTATTAACGTGAACACCCTTAAAGGCATAGAACGCGGCAATATCAGTAAAATCTTTGGTCACAGCAAACATCTTGCGGGTGTCACCAATAGTCAACTCACCACCAACCGTCCAATCATTCCAAAAAGCTGCTGCTAAGAAGTCATCGTAAACCCCATAAGCAAGCTCGGCTGATAGGTCGCCTGTGATTTCACCACTCGTGACCATACCGCTAGTCTTAACCCTTGTACCGTTCAGCATTTCGCTGTCAGTCAAGGTTGTGGCGTTATTAAGGCCATTGGTAATGTTAGGTAGCACTTTCCAACCTGTCGTTGGTA